ACAGGAAATAGAATAAGAATATTTCCAAGACCAACTACAGATTTTAGAATGTGGTTTGCGTATACAATAGATGATGATTCAGATCCATTTTTTCAAGATTCAAATACATCAACAGGAGTAATTACAAATCATAGTAATATTCCTTATTATAAAGTAAAATATTCATATATTAATGATTTAGGTGTACAATGGATAAAGAAATATACATTGGCAGTAAGCAAAGAAATTTTGGGATATATTCGTGGAAAATTTTCGACGATACCTATACCTAATCAAGAAGCAACATTAAATGGTGATGCGTTATTAACAGCAGCACAAGAAGAGAAAACAGCACTAGTAGATAAATTAAATGAAATATTAGATTCTTTCTCAAGACAAGCACAATTAGAAAGAAAACAAGCAGAAGCAGAAGCAACACAACAACAATTAAAAAATATTCCACTACCAATTTATGTAAGGTAAATAAAATGAGATCAAAACAACAATTATTAGAAGACAAATTAAGACCAATAGTTAAAAGTGTTTTAAATGAATCTAATAAGAAAGTTATTAAAGAATCTTTAACACTTAAAGATTTTACAGATTCGAGAATAGATGCAGTATTTTTTAGTCCAAATAAAAAGATTTGGGTTATAAATACTAGTAAAGGTTCTTTATTTTTAGATCATACTGGCGGTTATGTAGCCAAAAAGATAGGATAATTTGTGCCACTATTTGGATCAGCAGAAGATGCATCGTTTGTGAAAAATATCAATAAGGAACTATTACAAAATGTAATTGGTAATGAAGTTGAATTGTATAAACTATCTTTAGACGATACCAAAGTAAATATTTATTCTGAAGGTACTGTAAAGACTTATTATAATCCAATTAAAGTATGTGCTATAATAGATAACCAACAAAACGTTGCGGAAGATGGAGAAGTAGGACTAGATAAATCAAGATTAACTACTTTTGGATTTTTAAGGGATCATTTAAAACAGATCCAATTTGTAATCGAAGTAGGGGATATAATTGGTTGGGATAATGCATATTTTGAAGTAGATAATATTTTAGATGGACAATATTGGATTGGCAGAAATAATGAAACATTATTGGGTAACGAACAAAATCAATTATCTAATTTTTATGGTCTTTCAGTATCAGTAATAGCAGAATGCCATATAGCTAGAGAATCTTCAATACAATTGAGTAATACTAATTATGGTATTCCAAAGACACAGAATAATATAAGTATACCAAAAAATTTATAAGGCAATAAAATGAAAACAAAACAACAAATTTTAGAAGACAAATTACGACCTTTTATACAAAAGATTTTAAATGAAGGTGAATATGATGAAAAAGGCAAGTATTATACAATGCATTCTGTATCAGGTGCACCAGATCCCGAATATATGACTATATCTAAAGTATCTCCCGAATATGTAGGTAAAAAACTATCTGATTGCATTGTAATATATGTTGGTCACCATGGTGCAGAAATGATGTTAGGCCCAAAAGAAATAACTAAATTGATAAAAATATTACAATCTTTTTTATAAATATATCACAAAGAAGTATTAATATACCAAAAAATTTATAAGGAAAATGATTGCCATCAAATCCACAAATATTATCAAGTGATTATGGAATAGTACTTCCAGACGATTCTCGTGCATATGACATGAGAAGGGATAATGATGTGGTCAAGGTACCTGCCATTACATTATATGATATTGATTATGCAATATTCTACCATCTAAATAATTTACAAAGATTTAAAGTTGAACAAGAAGGAATTTCAATTGATGTTCCTGTGATGTTTGCTGGTGGAGAAAAATGGGTACAATATAGAGAATTTGGTTATCTACGTGATAATAAGAATAAAATAATGGCTCCTTTAATTACAATAAAAAGGACAAACATTACAGACGATGAAAGAATTCCATCCACTACAATAAATTACATTAAACCAGTTTTAAGATATTATGGATACAAGTCCCTTAACATGCAATATGATAGGACTAGAGGACAGTATGCTACACATGAATCTAACGAATATTATTTAATAGATTTTCCAAATTATATTCGGGTAGGTTATGAACTATTAATATGGACAGAATCCATGGAACAAATGAATGGAATATTAGAAGCTTTAATTGCAGATAATAACCATATGTGGGGAGATTCATTTAAATTCAGAACTGTTATAACCGATACTACTACTGATACTGTTAATGCTCCTGGATTAGATAGAATGGTTAAGGCAACAGTAACATTGCAAGTTGATGGATATGTGCGTGCAGAATATGAAAGAAGAGAATCTAATATAACAAAAGCTTTTTCTATAAAAAGAATAGATTTTTTATCAGAATCCACAGAATCTGAGTTTTATCTGAATCAGCCTACAGATATTAAATCTAATTCACATATATCACAGCAACCGTATGAAGAAATGCAAAAGGCAGGTAAAAGAGATATTCGTTATAGAAATTAATTGAAAAATAATTAGTTTAGATTTTTATAATAATAAATATTATAGAATTTAAAATAGAATAAGGATGCTAGAATGGCAAAAAATACTTTCCTATCGCCAGGAGTTTATACTAGAGAAAATGATTTAAGTTACCTTCCTCAGAAGTTAACAGCAGTAGGTGCTGCATTTGTCGGTCCAACAGTTAGAGGTCCTGCAATGGTACCTATACAAATATCTACATATTCTGAATATTTAAGGTGGTTCGGTGATTTATTCGCGTCTGGATCAGGACAAACTAAGTTAGAATATAAATATTTAACTACATATGCTGTACAAGAATATTTGAGATATGGAGAAGTTGCAACAGTAATTAGAATATTGGCTGGATCTTATGGACCTGCATATTCATACGTTGTAGCATCAGGATCATATTATGCGGTTCCTTCTTCTAGTGCCAGTTATGCAGCAACAGATATGTGTTTTAAATTATCTGCGTTATCTGACGGTGATATTTCTAATTCAGGAACAGCAGCAGCTTCAATATCAGGTTCAGGAGTAGCAGCAGATATAACAACAGGTGGATTATTAGTTTCAGGATCTTCTTATAATATGAGATGGGAAATTGCTAATGTTAATCAGAATCGTGGTACATTTGACCTATATATTAGACGTGGTGATGATATTGATAGTAGAAAAGTAATACTAGAACAATATAATCAAGTAACATTGGATGCGAAAGAACCAAACTTTATTTCAAAAGTAATTGGTGACATGACATGGACATTAAGATATGATTCTAGTGGCGCTCCATATTTACAAAAATCCGGATCTTATCAAAACAGAAGTAGATTTATTCGTTGTGAAGTAATTAAGAATACATTGAATTATCTTAATGATAATGGAACTATAAGAGATACAAATTATACGGCGTCAATGCCAGCAGCAGTTTCCGGAACATTTTCGAATGGTTCGGAAGGTAATGTAACACATCCGAGAGCATTATATGGAGATATATGGAATTCAAATACACAAGGATTTAATTTAGCTTCATCATCCAGTGCATATGGTGCTCAGGCATATCAAGATGCAATAGATATTTTATCTAATAAAGACCAGTATGATATTAACTTATTGTTCATGCCAGGTTTAATAGATGGATTAGCAGCTCATGCAACATTATTGACTAGAGCAATTAATATGTGTGAAGATAGAGGTGATGTGATGCTAGTAATGGATCCAACTTATTTTGGATCAACTGTAGGACAAGCACAAAACGCAGCAGAAGCTAGGAATACTAATTATGCAGCTATTTACTATCCATGGTGTCAGATACCAGATGCCGATTTAGGACGAAACGTATGGGTACCTCCATCAGCAATTATATCAGGTGTATATTCATTTAATGATAAAATAGCACATCCATGGTATGCTCCAGCAGGTCTTAATAGAGGACAGTTGGATCAAGTTATCCAAACAGAACGTTTGATGACACAAAATGATCGTGATAATTTGTATCAAGTAAATGTAAATCCAATTGCTAGTTTCCCTAAAACAGGTATGGCGATCTGGGGACAGAAAACATTACAGAAAAAGAAATCAGCATTAGATAGAATAAATGTAAGAAGGTTATTAATTGATGCAAAAAGATTTATAGCTGAAACTACAAAATATTTAGTGTTTGAAAATAATACGGTTGAAACAAGACAAAAATTCATTGAAATAACAGATCCGTATTTCAGAAATGTTAAAGCATTACAAGGTTTATATGATTATAGAATCGTAATTGATGAAAGAAATAATACACCAGATGTAATTGACAGAAATGAAATGAGAGCTAGTATATGGTTAAAACCAGCAAAAACTGTGGAATTCTTAATTGTAGATTTCAATATACTTCCTACAGGCGCTTTATTTCCATATGATGCAAAAAGTTAATTAATAAAATAAATAAAGGAGATAGGCAATGCCTAGAGTAGTAACGCCAGATTCATTTCACCCAAGTTTACAATTTAGATATCAAATTCTAAGTTCAAAGATACCTGGGGCAGCTATATATGCTAGATCAGCACAACAACCAGGATTTGATAATGCTCCAGTAACAATGGAACATATTAATGCTTATTTTAAAGTAAAAGGTAAGACCAGGTGGAACGATATAACTTTGAGTTGTTATCAATACGAAGGAATTACAGCTAGTGAAGTATGGCAATATACACAGGATCACCAAGCAGTACCTGGAGCAACTGATTTTCATGCACCAAATTATAAACATGATATGACGGTGAATATATTAGCTCCTGATGGAACAACTCCTACTGCAACTTTTTCATTGAAAGGTGCATTCTTCGGAGCAGCAGTTTGGGGCGATATGGATTGGGGAACAGATGATCCTATTCAATGTGAATTAACAATTGTATACGATTGGTGTGATAAAACATTATAAAATTTATTAACAAAATAAAAAGAAAATATTATGAGCGAAAGTACATTATCATTAATCAGACACATCCTAACAGCATTAGGAACAGTACTTACATTACTTGGATTGACTAAATATACAGGTATTGTAGACTATCTTACTAATAACTTAGATGCCGTACAAGCAGCTATTGTTACGTTGGTAGGTGTAGTTACAGCAATTTGGGGATTCTTAAAAAATAAGGATAGATTACAATTGCGTACTGATGCAAAAAAATAAGAGTTGTTAAAAGCTTCTTTCATTGTTTAAAAGGTGTAGGATTAATTTCTTACGCCTTTTTTAGTAAAATCTATTTCTATTAATATTTATTAACATGCCGCGAATTGCTACACCAGAAGCTTTACATCCATCATTACAGTTTAGATATAGTATTATATCATCTAGATTACCAGGAGCTATTCTATATGCTAGATCTTGTGATTTACCATCACTAACACAGGATGCAGTTGTAGCATATCATATAAATGATTCGATGAAGGTAAAGGGCAGAACTAATTGGAATCCAATTACTTTTACATGTTATACATATGAATTAATTACAGTAAATGATGTATGGTCTTATTTTCGACAACATCAACTTGCAGCAGTAGCAATTGATTTAAATCCTGCAGATTATAAAGCAGATTTTACTATAACAGTTTTAACTCCTGAGGGTATACCCATTAATATATGGTCGGTTAAAGATGCATTCATGACAGATGTTAAGTTCGGAAGTATGGATTGGGGAGTGGATGATCCTATTAATGTAACAGTAACCTTAGAATATGATTGGGCAGATAAGGTATTTTAATTATGGCAAGACTTTCACCATCACAACATAAACCTATTCTTGGAATTAGAATGAAACTGCAGGTATCTTCATTACCTCAGGCGTATATATATTGTAAATCCTTTGAATTACCGTCTTTTGATAATTCAGTAATTACTGCTGAATATGGAAATACACAAATGAAAGTAAAAGGTAAGACAAAATGGAATTCATTGCCTATTACATGTTATTTATATGAAGGAATAACAATAACAGAATTTTGGGAGTGGGTAACAAAGCATCAAAAAACAGATGATGGAGAAGATCAATACGCAGATAATTATAAGGTGGATGTAATTTTAAATGTATTGGCTCCTGATGGAGTACAACCAGTGCATCAATTTACATTAATAGGCACATTAATAGGAGCAGCTTCATTAGGACAATTTGATTGGGCTTCAAATGACATTGCTGAAATGTCAATAACATTAGAATATGATTATTCAAAGAAAACTTTATAAACTAAATAAATAAATTATGACAGAAACACAATTAAAATCGCCATTTCCAACACAAATGGTAGAATTACCTTCAAAGGGATTGTTATATCCTGAGGATAATCCTTTATCAAAAGGAGTAATTGAATTAAAGTATATGACAGCTAGAGAGGAAGACATTCTTACAACGGAGTCATATATTAAACAAGGAGTAGTATTAGATAAACTATTTCAGTCGTTAATAGTAGATAAATCTATAAATTATGATTCCATTTTATTAGGCGATAGAAATGCAATAATGATTGCATCAAGAATTTATGGATATGGAGAAATTTATAAGTTTGAAGTAACTGCACCATCAGGTAAAAAACAACCAGTATCGTTAGATTTGAATGAATTGAAAGCAAAAGAATTTGACGAAGATTTAATTACGCCTGGTGTCAATGAATTTACATATACAACTCCATTTGGAAAGAATGTTATAAAATTTAAATTATTGACAGTAGGAGATGAAAGAATTATTGATGAAAGATTAAAGAAACACAAAACACCAGGTTCAAAAGATTCAAAACTTACTACTAGATTATTTCAAATGATAATTGATGTGGACGGTAAAACAGAACCACCATATATTAGATCGTTTATTGAAAATCAATTAAGAGCGCTGGATTCAAGGGCATTCAGAGAGTATATTAATACAATACAACCAAATGTGGATATGAGTATTGAATTAGTGGACGAGGAAACCGATGAACCCTTTCAAGCAACAGTTAGTATCGGACTCGATTTTTTCTGGCCTGACATATGAGTTCTTCGGATTAACATTTGAGTATAATCAAAAAGTGTTTGAACAGATATTTGATCTTGTTTATAGAGGAAAAGGTGGATTTACATTTAATGATGTTTATTTGATGCCAGTAAATCTAAGATCTTTTTATTATATGAAGTTAGCTGATTGTATAGTAGCAGAAAATCAAGCACAACAAGCAAATAATACAACAGGAAAAAGGTAAAATATGAATATGAATGGAATATTAGCTGGTTTAGTTGCTGCTTTAAAAGCACCTTCATTAGCATGGAATATTTTAAAACACGGAGGATTAGAAGCAGATAAACGTTCTGATGAAGATATTAAAGCTTTCATTGATAATATTAAAGAGCTTAAAAAGAATCTAGAAGATATCTGTAAAAATGATCCTACTTTTAATTTATGTGAAAAATACTTTTCAGGTTATTATGATAAGTACTTACCAACTGAACCTAAATTAGATAAAACAATGGTAGGTAAAACTATACCTAAAAAAGATCTTAAGAAAAATACAGTTGATGTTAAATGGACTAAAATAAAATAATGCCAAAACCAGGAGTACTTACAATTGAGGATAAAAAGTTTTTAGCTTCTTTAATGACAAAGATAGTTAAGGAGTCCTCATCTGGTAAATTGTCCGGCGATGAATCAATGATTGCTTATGGTAATCTTTTGGCAATGATAAAAATTGTACAAAAAGGATTATTAGATATTGCAGGTACCAATAAGGAATTGCGTAAAGTAATTAATGATAATTTTAAATCTGCAGATCTTGAAAAGAAGTTTATACAATTAGGTGGTACATCAAAGAAAATTACAAAAGGCATAAAAACATCCTTTGAGGATGCTGCTAAAGCTATTCTTGGAGATTCTTCAGCATTAAATGACATGTCAGAATCATTTGATGATCTTATAAAAAGTACTGAAAATTATACACACAATTTAAGCGATACATCTGAGATCTACGATGAAATAAATAATTTACAAACTAGTATGAAAGATAATTTTATCAAATATGCTGGTTCAGTCGAGGATGGTACAAGTTTATTACAACAACATATTAAAAAAGTATCTGATATAGATGATCTTACTAAATCCGTTTTGTTCGATCAAGAAAAATATAATGATTATATACGTGAATTAAGTACAATACAAATTGAACCGAATATCTCAAAAGTTCAAATTGATGGGAAAATGATAGATTCATCGAAAATTATGCCTGAGATTAAGAAGATTTCTAATCAATGGAATAAAATGATAGATGCCGAAACAAATCGACTCGATGACATGTATGCTAATATTGCAAAAGATGTAGTAAGAAATTCGAAAAATATTTCAGTCGATGAAACTACACAGAAGGTAACAAAAACACTGACCACTAAAAATGGCGGTACTGAATCATTTGCTACAAATCTTTCATTAGAAAAAGTATATGAAAATATAGCTAGTTTATTAAAAACAATAGGTGATACATCAGATTCAAATTTAGCAGCATCGAAGGAAGCGCTGAATACGTTACAAACAACGTATGGAATCCAAGATGATATTTCAACGATGATGGCACAAGAAGTTTCATCTGCTCAGAAAAAACTAGTAGCAAATAAAGCACAATTAGCTTTTGAGCAACATAAAGTAGAAATTGCTAAGCAGTTTGGAAAGACACTTAAATTCAATGATAAAATAATAGAAGGAGCATCAGATCATTTAGGTGAACTAGTAAGCATTCTACCAAAAGGTATTGTAGAATTTACTGGTTTAGATCGTCTTTCTTCATCCTTAAGTGCAAATCTTAATAAAGCAAATGAAAAATTTGTAGAAATGGTTGCTAAAGGTGAAGGTGGAACTAAAAACATAAAGGCCTGGAAAGGTTATACGTCTACACTTTTAGGTGACTTTGGTAAAATATTAACTCCAACTACTTTAATATTGGCAGGTCTTGCAGCAATTGTTAAAGTTACACATGAATATCAGGAAGCATTAATTGATATATCCAAAACACAGGGCGTATCTATTAATCATGCAGCCAAAATGTATGAGTTTAATGCGGAATTAGTAGCATCATCAAAAGATATGATTACTACTAGAGCAAAGGCATTAGATATTGAAAATGAATTATTAAATACGACCGGAGAAATTTTTGATATTACTCAAGCCGGAGCAGCTGACTTAATAAGACAAGTAGATGGTATAAGTGAAGCCTTTGGTATAGCATCAGGAGATGTGGCTAAAATGACACAAGCATTTCAAATGATGGGAGCTGATAATAAACTTAGTACAGATCTAGATGGTTATGTGGCATCATTATCTGAAGCAGCAGGATTATCTCCAAAAATAGTAACACAAGATCTAATTAATAACGCAGATACACTGGCAATGTATTTTGGTGGATTGCCTAAAGAAGCAGCTCAAGCAGTTGTTTCAATTAAACGTTTAGGAATACAAATTGGTAAAGTAGGTGATCTTGTACAAAAAACATGGAATATTGAAGGATTTTTAACTGACATGTATGAATTAAAAGCTATGTCAGGTATAGATTTATCAAAAACATTTGAAGCAGGTATCGCAGGAGATTTTCAAAAAACAATTGAAGCAACTTTGGATGCAATTGGATCAATTGATAATCTAAATAGACAATCTCCACAGGTACTAAAAAAGATTGCAGATACTACCGGTATAACTACTGAGGAGTTGCGTAAATCATTAGTCCTTAGAGAGAAAGGATTATCTTTAACAGGAGATGAGGCAAAATTACTTTCAAAAATGCCATATGATGATATTGTTAAGATGTCCAAAGAGGAAATTAAACATGCAGCACATAATTTATCTTTAACAGAGGAAACGAATAAAGAATGGGATAAAGTAAAGTCACAAATGATGACTGCGATATTACCAGCAATGAAAGGTGTAACTAAACTGGCTGCTGGAATCGTACCTATTATAGGTGTGATAGGAGATTTATTAGGAGGTATGTTAAAACCAATTGGTTGGATTGCAGAATTAATTGATACAATAATACATAAATTTCAGGATTTATATCATTCTATTTTTCCTGTATCAGAAGCAACTGATCATTTAGCTGAATCAGGCGAAAATGTTAAATCTTCAATAATGGGTTCAATATTTTCAGTAAATGGATTAGGTACTGCTATAGGTAGTGTATATGTCGCTTCAAAAACAGTTGTTCCATTATGGAAAAAGATATCATCCGTTATGGGTTCATCTAACGCACCAATAGATGCAATGGGCACAGGAATAGATGTTTTAACAAAGAAATCAGGAATGTTAGGATCACTTTGGGAAAAGATATCTAGTCCTATTAAATCAATAATGGGAAAAACCGGAGAGAAAGTCGGTGATTTAGTATCAAATGTAATAGGTAATAAAGCAACGGATTCGGTTGAAAAGATGACTATTAATAGAAAGAAAACTCCAAATTCAGATAGAGAAAGACCAGGTACATTTTGGAATTCAAAAGATTCAAAAAAAGCAGTAGGTGAAGTTGAAAAAATACAAGGCCCTGTAGAAAAAATATTAGGTGATATATCAGCAGCAATAGGAACTACATTTGTTGATTTAATGACAGGACTAGGATCTGGAATAGGAGCATTGATTCAAGGAATATTAACTGGAATAGCAAAAGGTGTAGGCGCGTTCAGTGCTGCAGCCGCAGGTCTCGGAGAATTTGCTTTAGTAATGGGAATAGTAGATGTTTCAGCAATTGCATTAGGTTACGCGTTTAAACTAGCTGAAAAAGGTTTGCATGAATTTGCAGGAGTAATAGATTCTATTGGAAATGCAATGTCAAAAATCTGGTCAACAGTGGGTGATGCTGTAATTGGTATAATAAAAGAAATGGGTACACAATTAGTAGCCATATCAAAAATCAATGCACTTAATATGTTTGCAGTAGCCGGAGGTATTTCAGCAATATCTGCATCTTTAATTGCATTTAGTGTAGCGACAACAGCATCGAGTATTGGTAATTTTGTAAGTAATATTTTTGGCGGTAATGTTTTAGATAAACTGGCATCAGTTGGTAAAATAGCAGATCCATTACATATTGCAGCAGTAGCAATAAATTCATTAGATGAATCATTAAAAAGTTTATCAAATACATTAGAGCAGATTAATTTGGAATCTATATCTAAATTAAATAATATCAATGTAGATCAATTACAACAAAAACAACAATCAGCTAAAATTATAACCTCTAGACCAGAAAAAGAAGCTACTGCACAAAATGTAACAATAACACCAGGTAATGAAGTTATTTATGATGGTATTGGTAAAGTAAATAGTAATAGAACTGATAATAATATTAATACAGGAAATAAGACACCAGGAGTACAAGATTATTTATCAAATAAACAAATATCAACGACTAAGATAGAAAACCTGTTACAACAAGTTATACAAGGTTTAGCAGCTATAGCAGATAGACCTAGTCAAGTAGTATTTGGTAATGCAGAAATAAAGAGATTTAATTCCATTTTACGTGGATCAAATAATAATAATTAGGTAATACAATGCCAAACGAAGTAGGAAGACCACGATATCATGATAAAGGACAAACTTTAGCTGCGAATTTCAATAAATTTGTTTTGCAAAGGTATGATCCAGGCGTTGGACCGGTAGATAGAGATCCAGTATCTAATTTATTTTTAAAGGATAAAACAACATGGGCATTTGAAGGACATATAATTTCTATTAATGATACGTCTTCTCCTTCATGGGCTACAAACTTTGATTCGGGTAGACCAGATCCTAAAGTTATGTATTCACAATTTTCAAGAAATATTGATATATCATTTTTAGTAGTTGCTGTTAATAAAATAGAACATGATAAAAATTATGACATGTTATCTAATTTAGGTAGAATGACATATCCTATTGTTAAAAAAGATTATGGATATAATGCTCCACATGTCATGTATAAGATTGATGAATTAATGAAAGGATTTGGAGTAATAACTAACCTTTCATATGTATGGGATCCTACTACTTCACCATGGTTAGATAATAAACCATTATATACTGAAGTTAATATTTCTATTATGAATTTAGCAGATCCTTTTGGAAAACGGCCTAATGCAGATAGTTCAATTTATTTATTTAAAAAGAGATATAGTAAGTAATGCAAAGATATAAAGAATTCGCGGAAATAATTAAAGATGAAACAAACTTTAATAGAAGAAGATATAGCACATTATATATACCTGATTTTCCACAAAGAGATACTGATATATATATAATTACTAAACGAACTACAAGAATGGATTTATTAGCAAATGAATATTATGGAGATCCACGGTATTGGATTATAATTGCAAAAGCAAATGTATTGAATAATGCTACAATACGTCCTCCAATTGGAATTAGATTAAGAATACCATATCCTTTAAATACAGGTGTTATAGAAACATTATTCATAGATAAACAAAATTAATGTCAGAATCAATCTATAGACGAAAACCCGAAGGTGATACCATATCTGTTTTACAAGGCAGATCTGCATTATTAAAATCACAAACACATATTGTTACTGGTAAATCTGCTATGGTACGAGATCCTGCCTTTATACAAATTACTGGAAAATGTAATTCATGTAAAGGTGGACCTGGAATGATACTTCCTCATATTGAAAATACATGGGATTCCGTATATAGACATAAACAAACTATTAAAACTGGGCCTATATTAGAACAAGTAATTATAGAATGTGCAGGAGATTACGGCTTGGCCAGAAAAATATCTGCTACAATTCGTTGTTTTAAAGAAAAAGATTTTGAAGAAGTAGTAGATGCGTTTTTACTTCCAGGTAATGAAATTAGTGCTAATTTTTATCATAAAGTTAAATGGGGAATAGGATCTTCAGGAAAGATAGAAAATTATAGAGTAGCAACATTTAACTTTAATGGTACTGCAGAAGGTCATTGGATATGTAATTTTACAGCAGTATCCGCAGGAGCATCATTAAAAAATGCAGATATACAGGTTCAAGTAAGAAGTAGATCATTAAAATTTAAAGAAGCAGGGTCTATAGATCCAGAAGAAAAACATGACGCTTTTTCATTAGCGCAACTAATAGCATCAGACGCTCAGTTAAATGGAGATATTTCTAAAGATGCTTTTAATGATGATTACTTAATTACGTCGTTTAAAGATTATAATGAAGGAATTGGATTACCTAATGGAAAACCAGCTATAAAATTATTTACTGGAGATTACTTAAGAGCATCTAGTGGTTTCATGGGATGGGGAAAAACTGAATTACCTAAAGATGAAGTAGATAAAGTCACTAATCAAGTATATGTAACCTTAGGTTATGTTATTGATAGAGTCATTAATGATCAAATTTTAGGATCAATTAAAAATGGTATAGGCGGTGATGATAAAGAAAAATATTCAAAGCTAAAAATTAGATTCGATAAAGTATTATCAAAATCAAAAATAACACCCGAAATGCAATCTGGAGATCCATTGACTGTTTTATTACATGGCCCAGGAGGATTTAAAGGGCCAAGAGGTAATTATAAAAATTGGACTCCAATAGGCAAAAACTTTGAGGAAAAAATACCTGAACCAGTATCTGTTTTAGGAGATTCTACAGTCTTACCATGGAATATCTTAATTAATAGAAATGTTGTAACACAAGCATATAAGGATTCAATAAAAGAAAAAGAAGCTAAATCAGATTCAGTTGCATTACAAGTACAAAAAGAAGAAACAGTTAATTTAAATGATTTCTTAGATAAAATATTTAGATCAATATCAGATGCATTAGGTGGATTTATTAATTTAACATTAGTTGAGGATCCAAAAAATCAAAATTATCTATTAGTAATCGATCAGAATTATGGTGTTTCCGTACCTATTCCAGTAGTAGTATTTAATCCTATTGATGGTGATGGATCTACTAGACAATGTGTTGTGGAATCAAATGTAGGTTCTGCGGAATATACTTCTACAATGTATATGGGAATGTCAAAGAGAGGTGATCCTGCAACAAAATTAAGAGATTGTAATTCAAAAATGTTACCTGCTAGAGAATTTGCATATAATACTGCATTATTCAATGCAAGAAAATTAGTAGATGCTCCAGGACATTTAGCAAAAAATGCATATAATCCAACGGATATACAAGCTCTAAAATCAATAATAAGTTCAATGTACCATAATAGACCAGAAGCAGAAAAGGATGAAGCAATTCATTTTCCTGGTATGCAAATAACAATTGATCTAGATGGAGTATGGGGCTTTATACCTGGTAATGCAATATCTAGTACACAGTTACCTAAATCTTGGAGACGTAAAAATGTATACTTTATGGTGGTAAATGTTACACATACATTTCAGAATAATGATTGGCAAACAACATTGCGTGGAATAATGGCATATTATGAATCTTTACAACCGGTTAACTTATAATGGGATATAGAATACAAAAACCATATTATGGTCAACATCAAATTCTTACTAGCCAATATGCTAAGAAGGATGAATTCATATTGTTAGATGGTACGGATTACGAAGGATTATATCATGAACTACCAAACGGTCAGACATTTACTGGAGCTACGCAAGAAATTAATTCTAAAGAAATAATAAAAAAAGTACTTAAAGTTTCTGAGGATGTAAAATCATATAATAGAATTAAACAACAATCTATTTCATATTATAAAACGCCGGTAACAGTTTTTCGAATTATTTTGGATGATGATTATGATAATGGATATATAGAAAGATTTTTTGTCCAAAAAAGAAATAATCCTATTAATACTATTATGGAAATAGATTATGACCAGTATAGTAATATAGGACCTGATCCAGGTAATATTAATTCTTTATTGTACAATTCAATATTTATACGATGGAAAATTTCAAAGCTAAATAAAGATATTATGAGCACATTAAATAAAATTGAAGTTGATACTGCCAATGTTATTTTTCCAGGTCTAAAAAAATATATTACAAATTATTTGGAATTTAGCAAATAAGTACTTATACTATAAGAAATAAAAAGGAAAATATATTTTTTAAAAATAATTGAAGAAAAATTTGGATTTCTCAGAAATTCTTCTTAATATAATAAGAAATAAAAAAATTTAGATGGAATTAGAATACATGCCACCGGTATTTTCATATATGACATTTAGCGATTTAGAAAATGATCATATTACTTTACAATTATTCTTAGATGCAGATTTTAATGCTACAAGTTTATCTTTGAATTTGTACCCAACAAGCAATAATGAAGAAGATATATTTGAAGAACCAGAACATTGGGATAATCCGGAATATCTTTTAAAAGAATTATTTCCAGGACTACAAGAATATTTTCAAACAGGTAAAATAAATCGTCTTGTTTATGAATTAACCGAAGATTTTAGTACAGAAGAGATTTTATCTATTTATACTATCTTTATTAAATGTTTTGAATTTGCTGAAGGATTTGAAATTGATTTAAATAATATCAATAATGAAGGAACATGTACGTGTCCAAATTGTTCACCCAGAGAGTAATCAATTACAACATATATCAGAACAGTTCCAAGGTACTAAATCAATATGGATTCCATTTTTAGAAAATAAAAATATTTCAGAATTTCAAACAGGAATTAGTTTTATATATGTTTATAATATTGATCTTCAGCAAGATTATTTATTAGGAATCAATCATTACGATATACCTAAACTGAATTTTTCAGAAATAATACAAAATTTTAATAATGTAAACAAAATAATTTTAAATAAAACATATTTAAATCAATTTCAACAATGTAAATGTATAGATGCAAGATTAATTTCATGGTATAATACTAACAGTGATTTTAAATTTAATGAAAATGTTGATTCATCAAAGTTAAATTTATATTATAGAACACATAAAATAAAGGATATAAACAATTATATTCCAATAATGATTTTTTTAGATATAGCCAGGGACTATAGAAATCAGATATTAGTAGAATTACAAAAATATAAAAAGGATGAATCATTTTCAATGTATAATAAATTAGTATTAAATGAATTATATAGAATTGAAAAATCAGGTATACATGTAGATAAGGATATTTTCTTTTCAAAATTTGCAAAAGTAGTTAAAACGGATTTAGTATACACAAAATTTAATCCATATACAAAAACAGGACGTCCATCATCCCATTTTAATGGCGTAAATTATTCAGCAATGAATAAATCAGATGGAAGTAGAAAATGTATAACCAGTAGATTTAAAGAAAATGGAATATTATTAGAATTAGACTATGATTCGTGTCATCTTCGATTAGTAGGCAGATTATTAAATTATAAATTACCAAAAGAAAATATTCATCACTATTTTGGACAACAATATTTTAATGAGTTTGAAATAACAGATGAAATGTATGAGGAAAGTAAGGGAATAACATTTAAAGAATTATATGGTGATACACAAAAAACTGATATTCCATTTTTTAAAATGGTCAAAGAATATAAAAATGATTTATATTCAAAATATAAAAAAGATAGTTTTATTGAAACACCAATTTTCAGACGTAAAATAGTTAAAAAGTTTTACAAAAAAATGAATCCAAATAAGTTATTTAATTATCTAATTCAGAGTTATGAAACTGAGTACAATGTAATGATAATGAAAAAAATAAATGATTATTTGGAAATGAATGAAAAGAAAACAAAATTAATGTTGTATACGTATGATTCTTTTTTATTTGACTTCTGCAGGAGTGATGGAAAAGAAACAATGAATGATCTTATACAAATTACAAGTTTTGAAATACCAGTTAAAACAAAAGTTGGTAAAAATTATGATTTATTAAAAGAAGTAAAATTTAAAATATGAAAGAGAAAGATATAAAAAACTTTGATTCGGAAAGAATAATAATTGACTGGTCAACGAAATGTGATGATGGATATCCAGTTTATCCATTTTGTGAAGCAACAATAAAGCATTTAAAAGAAACATTAATAGCACACGGTATTGAAAGACACGAGGATGTTATTAAAAGAATACGTAATAGACCAATATCATATAAGGCAACTATTACTGAAGAACTTAATGGTAAAATTTTTAACTCCACATCTACGGATACAAATCATGATTTGCATTATATATTTAATGAAATTAAGGATGATTATGGTAAAATGTTATCAATATTATATTATGTAGATCCCAATTCATTAGGTACATTATCTGAAGTTATTTTAACACAATTAATTAAATCTGTTCCCGATACTGATGTAAATCATGTAGGTGGATCAAATGGTTTATCTGATATCCAGATCAATGGAAAAGAAATATCTGTTAAAACAACATCAGCAGGAGAAACGATAAACTTAGGCTCCCACGAGAAATTATTTCCTAAACATGAAGATAATTTAATATTAAAAGAGCTAAAAGAAATGTATTCGAAACAGACTGAAAATATTACAGTTGCTGAAATGAAAAAATCAACTATTTTATCAGATAAATGTAAAGATGCAATATTACGTAAATTTCAAGCTATTAAAGAAAAGTTAACCGGACCTGATAATAATCATCATTTAATTTGGATTGAAAAAAATTATCAAAAAAATCAGATTTTAAATAAGATTAACATTCATATATTAAAGCTAGATGCTGAAAAAATGGATGAGATTTTAGAAACATCGGAAATACAGTTAACAGATAAAAGTTGGGGTGTAATATATAATGGAAAACAAATTGTAAGAGCAGGATCCATTAACTGTTCATTAAATGTAAATCCCAACTTTCTTAAAGGATCGTGCAAAGAAGAAGAAATTATCTCAATAAAAATTCCAATTGAAATAGAAAAATCTAAAAAGGATGTTAAAGATCAAGTTACCGATTTATTTTTAGGAGCCTTAAAAAATATCAGTACTGAATTGTATCCAGATAATGCAACAATTGCATAAAATATTTTGAAAATAATTGATGAAAAGTTTGGATTTCTCAGAAATTATTTTTATTTTACTTATATTATTTATTTATATTTAACAAATTAAAGGACTTAAAATGGATTTAAAGAAATTAAGAAAAAAGTTACAAGACTTAGAAACAAAAAATCAAAAACAGAAGGGAGGAAATAAATTAATTTGGAAACCTGAGGAAGGCGCACAAGTAATACGTATTGTACCATATAAGTATGATGAAGAATGGCCTTTTGTGGAGTTGTATTTTTATTACATGTTTGAAAGAAAAACAATATTATCTCCTACATCGTTTGGTAAAGCAGATCCCATTAAAGATTTTTGTGATACATTAATGCAAACAGGTGAAAAAGAGGATTATATCTTAGCTAAAAAATTACAGGCTAAATTAAGAATTTATGTTCCTATATTAGTGAGAGGAAAAGAAGACGAAGGCGTTAAATATTGGGGATTTGGAAATCAAATATATACTGAATTAGTTAAAACAATTAACGATCCTGATTACGGTGATATAACCGATTTAGAAACAGGAAGAGATATTACAATTGAATATGCTCCAGCAGTTTCTAAGGAAGCATATCCTACGACTACAATTCGTGTTAAACCTAACAAAACATTGACATGTCCTAATAAGGATGTAGAAAAAGCCATCAAAAACATGGAGGATATTAAATCAGCCTGGGAAGAAGTTGAATATGATGATTTAAAAACAATATTGCAAAAGTTTATTGATAATACTCCGGACGATGAAGCAGATGCAGTTTTAGGTGAACCTAAGAAAGAGGACTCCTTTTTAGACGAAATCAGTTCTCCGGTAGATAAGGAACAAACAAAAGTACTTGACAAATCCAAAGTTTCAGATGAATTCGATGATCTATTCGATGAATAACACAAGCACTCGACAGTGTTAATTTTACAGGGAGGTGCAATGCCTCCCTATTTTTAATTATAATATTATATAAGGATTGTAATGGCAAAAAAGAAAATTGAGGAAACCCAAGATTCGTTGGGTGATATCATGGCCGCATCAATAAAAAAGAAGCCATCAAAAAAGAGTATTGAACCACAACTTTCATTAAGTGAAATGGAAGATGTTTTAGCAAATGATATAATAACCGGTGTTAATACAGCATTAAAAGGAAACGCACATCAATCAGCATATTATTTATCTGATCCTTCAATTAACGCAGACGTAAAATATTGGGTATCTACAGGATGTTCTATATTAGATTTAGCAATATCTAATAGACCAAATGGAGGATTTCCAGTGGGTAGGATTTCAGAAGTTACAGGATTGGAACAATCTGGTAAATCTTTATTAGCAGCTCATGCATTAGCATCAACCCAAAAAATGGGAGGTTTAGCAATATTAATTGATACAGAAGCAGCAATTTCTAAAGAGTACATGTCAGCTATTGGAATTGATATTGATAAGTTGCTTTATTTACCATTAGAAACAATGGAAGATATATTTGAAGCAATTGAGACAATTATTACAAAGGTACGACAAAAGCAAAAAGATAAAATAGTTACAATTGTTGTGGACTCAGTAATGGGAGCTAGTACAAAACAAGAACTCGAAGCGGGTTTTGATAAAGATGGTTACGCGACATCAAAATCTATTATTATTTCAAAAGGAATGCGTAAGTTAACTAATTTAATTTCTAGACAACATATATGTTTAATTTTTACTAATCAACTACGTGTTAAAATGAATGTAATAGGTTTCGCCGACCCATATACTACCTCAGGAGGTAAAGCTTTAGCATTTCATTCATCTGTTAGATTAAGACTTAAATCATTAGGTCAAATCAAATCAAAGGTAAAAGGAATTGAAATTACAGTAGGAGGGAAAACTGAATGTATTGTGCAAAAAAATCGTATGGGTCCTCCATTAAGAAAAGTACAATACGATATTTATTTTGAATCAGGAATTGATAATTATGGTTCTTGGTTAATGGCTTTAAAAAATTATAATCTTGTACAATTAAACGGTGCAGTATATTCATTTGATTATTGTTTTGATAAGACAACAGGAGAAACTGAAGAATTGAGATTTCAGTCAAAGAATTTTAAAGATTTATTAGACGCCAGGCCTGAATTAAAAGAAGAAATATATGAAATGATATGTGATAAATATGTTATGGAGTATAAAGCAAATAAAGATTTTGGTATAGATGATGTTACAGTAGATACAAACTTTTTAGGAGAAGATTCATAAATTAAAATATGGGAAAATATCAAAATATATTTGATAAGTTAATCATAAATGAAAATAAAGATGATAATGTACTAATTATTGATGGTACTAATGCTTTCATACGATCATTTTCTTGTAATCCCGCGTTAAATGAACAAGGCCAACATATTGGAGGTTTATATGGATTATTACTGAGCATTGGATCTAACATTCGAATGTTTAATGCCACAAGATGTATTTTAGTATTTGATGGTAGGGGAGGTTCTCAACGTCGAAAAAAATTATATCCGGAATATAAAGCACAAAGAGCGACGAATAAGCAGAGAATGAATAGAATGGAACATTTCAAATCCAAGGAAGAAGAAATTGAATCAATGAAATGGCAATTTTCCAGATTGTATCAATATTTGGAAACATTACCCTTAACTATTCTTTGTTTAGATAATATTGAGGCAGATGATGTAATAGCATATATTACAAAACAATACTTTGAAAAGAAATCTAATTCAATTACAATTGTCTCCACAGATCGAGATTTTTATCAATTAGTAGATGATAGAATAACAGTATATTCGCCTACAAAAAAGATTATGTATGATAGCAAAAAACTTCAGGAAGAGTTTGAATTTCATCCTAATAACTACTTGTTGTATAGAATGTTAACAGGTGATGCATCTGATAATATTACTGGTATAAAAGGGATAGGATTAAAAACTTTTAATAAGTTATTTGAAACAGAAAATGAAATGACTTTACAAGAATTTAAAGAGATTGTAAAGGATAAAGTAAAAAATGATTTTAAAGTACCAAAAGTTTTAACTGAGATTTATAAAAAGATGGATAATATCTTAGATAGAAATTACAAGTTAATGCAATTAGAAGAAACAGATATTTCAGGTCATTCAAAAATGGCTATTATTGAAGGAGTTGAGAAGGAAATACCACAATTAAATCGCGGGAAGTTTAGAAGATTGTGTTTAGAGGATGAATTACATTATAATTTTAAAAATGTTGATGATTGGCTCAATAGAACATTTAATACATTAAATTCATATGGCAGTTAAGGTAGAAGAGCAAACATTAAATTCGTATGGGCACACGTTTACAGTTAAGATAATCTGTTCATTATTAACAGACGTTTCTTTTATAGGAAGAGTCTTTGATATACTTAAACCAGAATATTTTGATAATACTTCATTTAAATGGATTGTAAATGAAATATTACAACATTATTTAGATTATAAATGTATTCCTACGATGGATGTTTTGAAGGTTAAAGTAAATAACCTTTCAGGTACTGAAAAAACATTAGTAATAAAAACACTTAAGGAAGCATATCAAGTTGCAGAATCATCTGATCTTGAATTTATTAAGGAAAAGGTAATAGAATTTTGTAGAAATCAGGAACTTAAAAATGCCATATTAGAATCAGCAGATTTATTACAATATAATAGATTTGATGAAATTAAGAAAAAGATCGACAATGCTTTAGTTAAAGGTATGGACACTGATATTGGTCATACTTATGAAACCGATGTAGATGTTCGTTATACTGAAAGCAAGCGCGAACCGATAAGCACAGGCTGGACAGTAATAGACGAAATAACAGGTGGTGGCCTAGCTCCAGGTGAACTTGGAGTAATAATGGCCCCAGCTGGCATTGGAAAATCATTTTTATTGATATGTTTAGGTTTAGCAGCAAAAAGATTAGGTAAAAGAGTAGTACATTATACATTAGAATTAAATGAAAGTTACGTGGCTATTAGATATGATGCAATGATAACTGGCATTTCTATGGATAATCTTCAATACCATATTGGAGATATTAAAACAAAAATTGAAAAAGTACCTGGAGAATTGATAATTAAATGGTATCCGACAAAAAGTATTACTTTAATTGGAATAAAAGCACATATCAATAAACTAATTATGTTAGGTAAAAGGCCTGATCTGATAGTAATTGATTATGCAGATCTATTAAAAACTACAGGAAATGAAAAGAAGCACGAAGCACTTCAAGATTTATATGAGGAAATTCGTGGAATGGCAGGAGAATACCAAGTACCTATTTGGACAGCATCTCAAAGTAATAGATCTGGAGCCACTGAAGATATAGTAACCGGAGATAACATATCAGAATCTTTTGGGAAATTAATGACAGCAGATTTTTTAATGTCTATGTCCAGAAAAACAAAAGATAAATTATCAGGCACTGGCCGGGGACATATTATAAAAAATAGATTTGGCCCTGATGGATTAATTTTTCCAATGAAAATAGATACAACAGTTGGATCCTTTGAGTTCTTTGCTCCAAAATCCGAAATTGGTCAAGAGGTACAACAACAAATGAAAACCGATGCACAATATGATAAAATGTATATGAAAAAGAAGTATACTGATTATTTAAATAAACCAAAAACAGAGGATGATATATAAAATATTTTAGTAAAAATTTGGATAATTGAAAAATACATTTTATATTTATGGAATATTAATAGAATATGGCAAAAGTAAATGTTCAAACAGATCCAGACTATAAGCAAATATTTACTAATTGTATTTATGTGATGGAAAGAATGTTAGAATCTGAAAGAAAACATTGGAAACAATTAATGAGCTATCCTAAACTATTTAGAGTTCCTGAATTTATAGAACGAACTGAACTAAGTATTAACAATATAGAAACTAGAATTAAAGAATATAAAACCTATATAAATGAAAACTATCCTGATTAACTTATTACTATTTTGCTCAGTATCAGTATTTTCACAAAAAGTATATCTATCAAAAGATTTGCATGATTGTGATGGATATATCCAAATAGTACAAAGATTAGGACAAGCAGATTATGTGGCACATATAACAAGAAATAGAGAATCTGCCAAAAAGAATCATGGAAATTGGGTATTAGTAAATACAAAAACGGAAGCAGATTTAAAATTATGTATTGTATCACAGAGATATGATGCAGTTAAGGTCTATTTCAGTCCTTTTAAAGTAAGACATTTAGAATCACCATTTAAGAAAAGATTATGAATCAATATCAACAATATGGAGAATATTTTGGCTATCCACAATGTTGTATAGATCATTTTATTGAAGAGAAGGATACTAGCCAGGATAAGAGGAATAAACAAGATATTCATAAAAATTATGGTTTTATTCCATGTGATAAATGTTGTGAAAGAATAAGATCTGGAGAAATTAAAATAGATGATTTAATTCAGAATAGACAATGTGAAATGGATTATCCTTACGAGAATGAAAAAGATAAAAGAATGAGAGAACAATACGAAAAATATTTAAAATGAAAATAGTAAAAACCTTTAATGATTTACCATTTCCTATATCTTATATAGAGGTAAAATCAAAAAAAATGCCTGTAATATTACTAGTACAATATCCTAGTTTGGAATTACGTGAAATTCAAGTTGAGTTCATGATAGGTACTAGTAATGTTAATAATGAAGAGTATCAGGATATTATGTCGGAAAAATATGGCCGAGGATATAGAGGAAAACATTTTTACTCTACAACACCTACCATTATTTCATTTGGAGAACACGATTCTTCTCTTTTAGATACATTAGAAGCATTATTAAGAGGAGGTACTGTTATCGAAGTAGATTCGTGGGAAGATATTATTAAATTTTTCCACAATCAGTTTTTGGAACATTATAATTTAAATGAAGAAGTAAATTTATATGAAATAAGATTAAATATTGATGTAATATGAAAATAGATCCAAATAAATTATTAATTTCAGAAACGTTCTTTAGCTGCCAATGTGAGGGTAAAACCAATGGAGTACCAAGTGTTTTCATCCGTTTGACGCATTGCTCACTCTCATGTGGTTTTTCTCAGAAGTATGTGAATGATTATAGAAGAGAGAAAATTCCACAAGGAACAGCAGGAGAAATAATAGGAGATTTACATCAAGCAGGAAAGGCTAGTTGGACGTGTGATAGTTTACCGATTTGGATCCGAGGAAGAGAATGGGAATTTCAAGAATTAATTGATAAATGGAAAGAAGAAAATCTTTATGAAGATATTTGTAAAGGTATAATACATTTAATATGGACAGGAGGAGAACCAACAATACCAGGACACCAAGATTCAATAGCTAATTTCAATGATTATTGGTCTAGACTATATATGAATGAGGTTGGAGAAACTTGGTTACACGAAACAACTTATCAGGAAATAGAAACAAATGGGACTATTTATATTTATGATAATTTATTTTATTGTCTTAATCAAATTAACTGTAGCCCTAAATTACAAAATTCAGGAATGAGTAAATCACAAAGAATTGTACCAAAAGCTATTGAACGAATAATGTCTCATAATAATTACCAGTTCAAATTTGTTATAAGTACCGAAGATGATATTAAAGAAATGTTTACAGATTATATTGACCCATTTAATATACCACTTCAAAATGTTTGTTGTATGCCAGGTTTGGATGATCCTACATTATTTCAACCAATGACTTTATGGGTTTACGAAATGGCAAAAAAATATAAATTCATAGCCTCGACAAGAATGCATATTTCAAATTGGGGCAGAACTTGTGGAGTTTAATATGGTAACATTCAAACCAAGACCTGCAGGACATTCAAGGGACTATACAGAACATAGTTTTAAAATTTCTAAAGAAAGATATTTAGAAGAGATTGAGAAATTTAAAAATAGGGATATAATTGAAGACTATATGGTAAAGGCCCAAGAATTATTATATCCTAATACTATAGTTGTGTCTGATAGAATAACTAAGAAAATGTTTCCAGAAGACACTAGAACAGAAAATGAAATAACATCAGACTTTGTATGTAGTATAATAAATCGTACGTAGATGGAAATTATTCTGGATTTCGACGGTACAGTAGTAACACATGATTTTCCTAAGATAGGAAAAGATATAGGAGCTCAACCAGTTCTAAAAGCATTAGTAGAGAATGGTCATAAGTTGATATTATTTACTATGCGCTGCAATACTATATTAGATTTAAATAAAATTGACTTCTTTGAACCAAATGATCAAGAAGGGCATATTGAAACATATTTAGACGATGCAGTAAATTGGTTTAAAGAAAATGATATTCCTTTATACGGTGTTCAAACTAATCCTACTCAACATACTTGGACTTCATCTCCAAAAGCGTATGGGCAACTAATTATTGATGATGCGGCTTTAGGTTGTCCATTGACATTTTTACCATCATTTCATTCCCGTCCATTTGTTAATTGGAGAAGTATCACCCAGATGTTAAATGAAATGAATCTTTTAAATAGAGATCATCATAATGATATTATGGGAGCAATTAATAAAGCATTTTTCATGAATTTAGTTTCAGACGGTCCAGATACAACAATAACCGAAGTAATAGACCGATTAAATAATAAATAATATGCAATTAAAAATTAAACTAACACATCCAAACGCAAAGATACCAGAAAGAGCCAATGAATATGCTGGAGGATGGGATGTATTTGCTGCAGAAATAAAACAAGAATCAGATGACTTTGTAATAGTCAATCTTGGATTCCAATTGGAAATTCCTATAGGTTATAAATTAACATTAGTTCCAAGATCATCTTTGACAAAGACAACTTGGATTCAGCAAAACTCGCCGGGGTTAGGTGACTCAGATTATCGTGGAGATTACTCTTATAGATTTAGAGCTATTCCTACACAAGCAAAGGAAGATCGATATTCTGGTTGGGGAGTAACATTGTATTATGATGGGTTTCCATACAAAGTAGGAGACAGAGTAGGACAGATATATTTAGAAGAAGTAATACCATTGACTTTTCAACAGGTCAATGAATTATCAGAGACAGATAGAGGAGAAGGTGGTTTTGGATCAACTGGAAAATAATGGATATATTTGATAGTTTAGTAGATGAGTTAATTTATTATGAAGATAGATATTTAGATACACATTACCATATTTATTCTTTACTTCAATGGAATAATGATAGATTATATTCAGAATACTTTTATAGTCTAGATAGATTTAAAACAGTTAGAAGATTTGATGTAATATGGAAAGTATCAGGAGATATATTGTCACATATAGAACTTAACTATTCAATAAAGGTAGGACCATATAGTCATACTAAATTATTAATAAGAGAGTATAGGCCTGAAATTAAAAAATACTTAGAAAATTATGGAAATAAAAAATAAAATGACTGACAGAGTTAAAGTTGAAAATAACCAACAATAAAATAAATTTGGAAATGACCGGATTAATTTTTATATTTATAGTATGAAAGAAAAACAAAAAATAGGACCAATTCTTTATATTCACGGCTTTAATTCAGGACCTGGAGAAAAGGTTAAATCTTTACAAAAAGCATTTCCAAATGAGATAATAATATGTCCTCAGTTAATTGATAATAATGCATCGAAAAGTTTAGAAATATTAGAAAAAGTAATTGAAGAACAAAAACCAAAGCATATTATAGGAACTTCAATGGGAGGATTTTATGCAATGTATTTAAGTATTAGACATTCCGATCCTTGTTATTATGTAATTAATCCTTCTTTCAATCCTCATAAGACACTGGAAATATATATTGGAAAACAAAAGGAAAATTATATTACAAAAAATACATATATAGTAACCGAAGAGTTTATTCAAACTTTAAGAAATATAAAATTATACATAGATGATTTTTATGGAACCAGCATGCTATATGGTACAGATTTTTATTTAGGAAGACATGATACTTTAATAGATTATACAGATTTTTGTGATTTTATATACAGTTTTGAAGAACCAGTTAAATTGCGAGTTACGGACAATGATCATAGATATTCTGACTTAACAGAAGTAATAAGTGATATAAAGGAGAACAGTTTTTTATGAAATTAACAGATATTGCTAAACGGATTTTATTCGAAAGATATATAAATTTAAAAACTAAAACTGAATTATCTAAGTATATTGATGTTATTTGGGATTTAATTCAAAAGTCTTATGAAGGAATAGGAGGATATTTAGCAGCAGATTCTAAAGAAGATTTATTAAATAAGGTTGGATTTGCTAAATTATTTAAGTATGATGACAAAATAATTGCTGTAGCCTTATATAAGGATAGTCATGGAAAGAAGGCAATAGGAAAGGCTCAAGATGGATCTAAATTAGGAAAAGATATTGTTAAAAGAATAATAATAGATGATGTTTTGTTTAATAGATCTTGGGGCGAATTTTCTGGAACATTAGAACATCTATATTTAAAAGCTGGAGGAATTAAAATACCAAACTCGAGGGCAGCAGAATTAACTGGAAAGAAAATTGAAACGTTGGATCCAGATGGTTATCATTACGAAAGAATAATAAATGGAAAGTTAGTTAGAAAAATTATTATTGGTAATCTTAAATAATAAAAAGTGGCAAGAGTGAATGTAGGCATTTCGCCCAAATATATTTCCGATCAACATTTAATTGCCGAATCCGTTGAAATTACAATGATTACGGGTGGATTTAGAAAGAATAATTATATTATTAAATCTTCTATACCTGAAACGTTTTCATTAGGTAAAGGGCATATTAATTTCTTTAAGAATAAGATCTTTTATTTAAAAGAAAGATTAAAAGAAGTAAATAAAGAATTAGATAAACGTGGAATTAAAAATTCTACTGTTATTAATATATCAGAATATCCATATCAATATTGCAATGTATGGACTCCTACAATGGATGCTTCAAATATTTTACGAAATAGAATAGCTCATAGATTAAAAACTCCTTTAAAGGCAAAAAATAATTTTCATCGTTATTATAAACAACCCATTGAAAATATGGAAGAATTTATAAATAAGATGAATTCATCAGAATTATATCACGTTTAAATTTATTACAATGTTTATACAAATTTTAGGCTGGATCTGCACGATTCTTGTTGCTGTAGGATTTACATTGAATTCACGTAAAAAATATATTTCAGCTATTGTTGTTTGGATTGTATCTGATACTGGTTGGATCATTTATGATTATAATATAAAAAATTGGAGTCATGCCGTGTTGGCTTTATTCATAGTATGTATGAATATTTATGGTTATAGAAATCATAAAAAAACTTTACAAATTATTTAAAAATAATCTCTAAATTATTTGGATTTCTCAGAAATTCTATTTATATTATTGAAAATAAAAAGTAGTAATGGATAAAGAAAGTATTATTAAAGATGCAGAGAAAGCATATGCAGCATTTCTTACATCCTTAGGTTTTGATTGGGAGAACGATCCTAATATGTGCGATACTCCAAAAAGAGTATCTAAAATGTATGTTAATGAATTATATTCAGGAATATATGATCCAGCACCAAAAATAACAGCATTTGATAATGTAGATAAGTACGACGGAATAATATTTTCAGGAGCAATAGATGTCAAAAGTCAATGTTCGCATCATGCAATTGCATTTTTTGGCAAAGCATATGTTGCATATATTCCAGGTGAAAAGATAATTGGATTATCAAAACTAAATAGAATTGTTGATTGGTTTGCTCGCAGGCCACAAGTACAGGAGAATCTAAATATGCAAATTGCAGATTATTTAGATAAAACATGTATCGGAAATCAAGGTGTTGCAGTTATGATAGAATGCAAACATTTATGTGCGTGTGTAAGAGGTGTTCAACAAGATTCTACAATGATTACTTCTAAACTTACAGGAGCTTTTAAGGATAATCCAGCAGCAAGAGAAGAATTTTACGACTTCATATCATTTAGTAAAACCAAATAAATTAACCATGTCAAAAGCAGTGCTTTCATTCAGTGGTGGACTGGATTCTACTACATGTCTTCTTTATTTAATTAAAGAAAATTATGAACCTAATTTATTAACATTCATGTACGGTCAAAAACATGATTATGAGATAAAGGCAGCTAGAGAAATTGTTAATTTTCTACAAAATAAAGGATATCATATTAATCATAAGATAGTAGATATTAGTAGTTTACAGGATTTATTACAATCTTCATTAACTACTTCAGCTATAGATACACCAAAAGGACATTATAGTGATCCAAAAATGAAACTAACAGTAGTACCGAACAGAAATAAAATTTTTAATTCAATTATACAAGCATATGCATTGTCTGTTTCAGACGGTAAGGATACTGTGCATGTAGTTTCAGGTATCACAGGAGGATCCGAGGCTACATATCCTGATACAACCCCTGAATTTACTCAACAGGATTGGCTAGCATTTAAATTAGGTAATTGGGGTACTGAATATATTCATGGTTTATTTCCACTTAATTTATTAAATAAAAAAGAAATAATTCAATTAGGAATATCCTGTTGCGAGACTTTAAATATTGATTTCGATGAATTATATAAATTGACATATACATCATATATACCTGTCGAATTAAATAATAAAATCTACTCGGATCCATCAAATTCTGCATCTATTAAAAGAATTGAAGCATTTAGTTCATTGAACCTAAAAGATCCAATTGAATATAGTGATGGTAATAAGGTTTTATCATGGATCGAAGTAATGAGTTATAATATTAAAAATATCATATGAGTAAAAAGTTTATATATTTTCCATCTTTTTCAGTAGGTTCATTTAGTAACGATTTAAAGGCAGACTTTAAACTAAGAAATGAATTAACAATACGCTTTTACTCAGAAAGATTTCCAGAAAAGTTTAGGCATCCATATTTCCTAGTAACAGCAGGACATTTTTACAAAAAACCTAATTTTTCAGAATTATGGGAATTTGATAAAGAAAAAGATTTGTTATTATTAGGTGACTCAGGTGGATTTCAGATAGCTTCAGGAGCAATAAAATTTGAAAAGGAACTTGTACCTATCATATTTAATTGGCTAGAGAAAAATTCAAATATTGCTATGAATTTGGATATTCCTCCAAAGATGAAATATAATGGTAAGATGAGGGAATGTTTAGAATTAAGTAAAGCGAATTTTAAATATTTTGAAAAACATCAATCCGGAAAAACAGATTTTTTAAATGTATTACAAGGTGATTCTGATCTTACATATTTAAATTGGTATAAAGAAGTAAAAGATTTTGAATTTTCTGGATGGGGTGTTGGAGGTTGTGGAGGATCTCTAATGAGATTCATGTCAGGTATTATGGCATTAATGGAAGGCAAAGAACAATATAAAAAATCAAATAAATATATTCATATACTAGGTACATCAAAAATAACAGATTTTTTTATATTATCCCAACTACAACATTCATTAAATAAGTTAGGATCGAATATTATTGTTACTACAGATTCATCTACCCCATCTAGAGGTGTAGTTTATGGATTATATTATTATGATTGTGATTTCAGATCAGGTACATTTAGATCTTTTCATGTTCCAAAAGATAAAGCAGAAGGTAATAAAAATTTGTCAGAATTCGGTAATAATTCATTATCAGGTATTGATTCGGATTTTCAATTACCAAGAGTATTTGAATTTGATGATATCCTAAAAGGACAATATACATTTGAAGATATTAAAGATTACACATACTACGCGTACAATTCAATTGTTTTGCATAATTTTTTATATTTTAAGGATGTAATGGAGAAAGTAGATACATTGGTTTATGGACATCCATATTTCTTAGAACAAGCTATTTCAAAGGACATGTTTTTAGTTTTAAAATCAATTGATGAAATGGTGTTGGCATATGAAAATGGTACTACACCAAAAAAAGTATTTGAAAAATATCGTCAATTATATACTAAACTTTCTACTATTAAAGAAGGTACACCTGATGCTCATGAATATTTTTAATTATTAATTACAATAAATGTATCAATCAATATATTATGATAGGGCCAATGGAGGCATGGTACATCTTTGGGATGATACTGAGGGATATAAAAAGTTTAGAAATTCAAAATATGCTTTTAAATTAGATTCAAAAGGAACATATACAACATTATTTGGCGATAAAGCAATAATGGTTAAAAAATGGGATGAAGATGAACTAAATGAAGGACTTATTTATGAATCTGATATACGTACTGAAACTCGAGTATTGATTGATAAGTATCTTTATGAGGAACCTAGAAAACCATTGCATCGAATAATGTATATTGACATTGAGGTAGCAAAGGAAGGTTCACATTCAACCCCTCAGGATGCCTCTAATACAGTTACTGCAATTACTATTAATCAGGATACAACCGAAAAAATATTAATTCTTTCAAATACAATTGAATCTAGGAAAACAGATAATTATGAATTAATTGTATATAAAAAGGAAGAGGATCTTTTAAAAGCTTTTTTGTATTATATAAAATTATTAGATCCAACAATTATAAGTGGATGGAACGTTTCAGGATATGATATTCCATATCTAGTAAATCGAATGAAAAATCTAAATATTGAATATTATAGATTATCACCGATAGGAATAGTAGATGAAACAAGATCTTCACAATCACCTAATCCAAAGGATACTGAATGGGTTATTGCCGGAAGAACGGTTTTAGATTATTTGTATATTTATAAAAAGTTTACTCCCAATGAGGAAGCAAATTATAAGTTAGATACAATTGCAAAGAAAGTAGTAGGAAGAGGAAAAATAGTATTTGACGGATCATTACAAAATCTTTACGAAACAGATATTGAAAAATTTATTGAATATAATAGAGAAGATGTACAGTTAGTTAAAGATATTGATAAAAAACTTTTGTATATTGATTTGGCTATTGATTTGGCAACAACATGTTTTTGTAATTATAATGATATTTATCAATCATCATTTTTAATAGATGGTGCATCCATCGCATATTTAAGAAAGAAAAATATCGTTTCACCTAACAAAAGATTTACTGGAGGAGAAGACGAAGAAGCTATAGAAGGAGCATTTGTAAAACTACCCGAACCAGGGTTGTATAAATGGGTATTTGATTTAGATTTAAAAGCTCTGTATCCATCTATTATGAGATCGCTGAATATTTCTCCGGAAACAAAAATAGGAAAAATATTAAATTGGGATCAAGAAAAATTTGTTAATGATGAAATTACTAAATATGAATTGCGATTAGTAGATGGAACTATAGATTTAAATAAAAATGAATTAGTAAGATTTTTTGAAGATGAAAAGATAGCAATAGGTTCTAATGGAGCAATGTATACCACTAAAATAAAAGGTTTTGTTCCAGAAATTTTGGAGGTATGGGATAAAGAAAGAGATTATCATAAAAATCTAATGAAGAAATGCCATTCTGAAGGAGATATGAGTGGATTTACAATTAATCATATAAAGCAATATACAAAGAAAATTATTGCCAATTCATTTTATGGAGTTTTATTATTAAAATCATTTAGATACGGAGATAGAGAATCGGGGGAATGTATTACAATTACAGGTCAAAATGTAATTAAACATTCATCTTGGATCGCAAATTTATATTACAATAAAAAATTACAAACTCAGAACAAAGATTATGTAATATATTGTGATACAGATTCATTATTTGTTTCAGCAGCGGATTTAATTAAAGAAAAATTATCCGATGAAGAAATGATTAAACGTACATTAGAAATTACAACTGAAGTACAAACTGTAATAAATAAAAGTTATAACATTTATGCTAGAAAGTATCATAATTTAGAATCTCATTTCTTCCAAATTAAACAAGAAATGATTGGTAAAACTGGATTATGGACTGGCGCTAAAAAACGTTATGTAATCTGGATTATCAATAAGGAGGGAATGGATGTAGATGAATTTGAGTTTAAAGGAATTGATGTTGTGCGTTCTAATTTTCCTAAAGCATCTAGAACTTTTATGCGTAGTTTAATTATTAATATTCTTAAAGAACAATCTAAAGAAGAAATTGATAATCAGATACATAAGTTTTATTCTACATATAATTTAGTAAGTATACAGGATATAATGTTACCAACTGGTGTGAAAGATATAACAAAACATATTCCTAAAGAAATGAATTTTGGAAAATTTCAAAAAGGCGCCCCCGTACATGTTAAAGCAGCTATTTCATATAACATGTTATTAGAATATTTAAAATTAAAACAATATCCTAATATTAATGATGGAGATAAAATTTTATGGACATATTTATTGAAAAATCCATATCATTTAGAAACAATTGCATTGCCAGTGGATGAAGCATCGCCTGAAATTGAAAATATTGTTAGTAAATATATTGATAGAAAAGCAATTTTTCAAAAGAATTTAATGACAAAGATACAACCTTTTTATGATACTATGAAATGGGGAACAGTATCCACAGAACCACAACATAACTTTTTTTAAATATATTAATATGAAAAAATCAATTTTATTAGACTTTATCTCAAAATATAATTTGGGAGGCCAAGCCGAAGCTGTATTATTAACAGTTAATAACAAAAAATTAAATTGCGAGTTTCGCACCGAAGGTAAATCAACAAGAGGAACAATTACTTTTAATGATATTGAATTAAAAGATGGGACATTAGGAATATTTCAAACAGTCAATTTAAGAAGTATATTGTCAGCATTGGAAGAAGATATTGACGTGTCTTATGTTGCCGATCCTGATGATGATGAAAGATTGATGAAAATAGCTTTTAAAGATAAAAATATGAAAGCTGAATTTGTCTTGGCAGATCCAACTATTATAGATTCTGATTTTCCTGAAAAAAATGTACCTGCAGAAGATATTTCATTTGTACTGACCCACGATTTCATTACCGGATTTAATAAGGCAAAATCAGCATTATCTACAGAAGCTCCGTCTTTTGCAATAACTGCATCTGGTGATGGTATAATTAAGATAATTTTAAATTATCAAAAGGATATTAATTCTAATAGATTTGAATTTAAAATACCAGCAAAGAAAGATTCTGATATGGAACCTATATTCTTTAATGCAGATATCTTTAAAGAAATTTTAAATGCAAATAAAAATTGTACAAGAGGTGCAATGAAAGTATCTTCCAAAGGAGTAGCAACAATTGTATTCCAAGGCGATAACTTTAAAACAGAATATTTATTAATGCGAATAAATCAATAAGAATGTATACAATTAATAAAACATTTAATATAGCATATGGACATTCCGTATGGGCACAATCTTTAAATTCAAAATTATCTATTGAAACAAATTGTGCATGTAAGTATTTTCATGGACATAATGCAGATGTTACGATACATATAGAAACGGAGGAATTGGATTATAAAGGAATGGTATTAGATTTTAAAGAACTTACATTTGCGAAAGTATTCTTAGATACTATAGTTGATCATAAAATGATTATTGATATTAATGATCCTGCTTTACCTCAATTTTTTACATTATTTAAAAGTCCAGAGGAATCATTAGTGTATGTAAAGGATGGAGATTATTATTTATTGCTTAAATATTTATATAAAGATTTATCAGAACGAGAAAAGCAAATATATGAAGGATTAATAATAGTAGATTTTATTCCAACAGCAGAAAATCTTGCAAAATGGATATTTACATATGTAAAAGAATTTATTAATAATGCTAGAATATCACATCAAGTAAAAGTTAAAAAAGTACAAATTTGGGAAACACCAAAATGTTGTGCAGAATATTCAATATAAATGGCAAAGAAATCAGACGATAAAACATTTTTAGAGAATTATTATAAGGGAAGATACAAACCACAAGGTCCACAAGTGGTATATATTGTACCTGATAATATATCAAAAACTAAATATATTGATATCTGGAGGGATGCAATACCTAAATATATTGAAAGTTTAGGATATACAGTGCAAATATTAGAGCCAAAGACATATAGTAGAATGCTAGGCGCGCCTGGAGATTTATTATTTAGATCTCAGCAGATGGAAATGTTGGCACATAAATTAGCAATTAATGCAATTAATAATGGAGATATATTTATATTTTTAAATATTTGGAATCCATTGTTAATAGCTCTGGAACAATATAAGAGAACAGGAGGAAGAAAATCAATTGTTACATTAGGTATCTGGAGAGACGATACAGTATCTGCTATTACAGAAAAAATGAGATATCAAAGATCTGATAATCCTAATATCGAATATCGAAGATTAGAATGGGCAATACATTTTTCATTTGGATTTTTTAAAGCATGTGATTTTGTATTATATGATAATAAAGAACAAAGAGAAGCAATTTGGTGGGCAAAGTCATTTAAAAAATCTGAATGGAGTAAATTACGAAATTATACTGGATATCCACTTTCAATTGCTAAAAGATTTATTGATTATCCAATTGAAAAAGAAAATGTAATATTAATACCATATCCAGTAACTACACATAATGAAAAATTTTATCTGGATAGATTAAAAATTGAATTTGGAAAAGATTATCAGATTATAGAATTATTTGATCAAACAAATTGTACAAGAGAAGTATATACATACTGGTTAAGAAAAGCAAAAATTGTAATTAATTTTAGTAAGATTCAACAACATTTTAAAAATTTATATGAACCGTTTCTTTACAGAACTTATATCTTTACACACGATAAAATACGTCCTTCAAACATATTACCTGAAAGGTACTTATTTTCTAGAGACTTATTTTCAAAAACAATACCCTTAATGATCTTTAGAAATTGGGTACCTTTGAAAGAAAGAATCCAAGATGTATTAGAAAATTATGATAAATATCTTCCATTAATTGAAGAGGACGAAAAAATGATCACTGAAAAGTATTTTCCATCAGATGATTTTTGTAGAATATTAGAATATTTAAAACATGAAAAGTAATATTGAAAATAGTTTGTGGATTGAAAAGTATAGGCCTAAAAATTTAGATGAATATATAGGTAACGAAAATATTAAGACAAAAATAAAAGGATACTTGGAGAAAGGAGATATTCCACATATGTTATTTTATGGCAAAGCAGGAACAGGAAAGACATCACTTGCAAAAATAATTGCAAAAACTATGGATGCCGATGTTTTATATATTAATGCATCTGATGAAAATAATGTAGATACAGTAAGAAATAAGATTAAAGATTTTGCCTCAGGAATGGGATTTAATAAATGGAGAATAGTAATATTAGATGAGGCGGATTTTCTAACGAATAATGCACAAGCAGCACTCAGAAATATTCTTGAAACATTTTCTGTCAGTTGTAGATTTATATTAACATGTAATTATATAGAAAAAATAATTGAGGCATTGAAAAGCAGATGTGCTAGTTATTCTATTACACCTCCTACAAAAGGAGACGTAGCAAAACGAGTTGTTGAAATATTTAAAACTGAGGAAATTGAATTTACTAAAGAAGATTTAGCTAAAGTAATTAATTCTAATTACCCAGATATCAGGGCTGTAATTAATATATGTCAAGATAATGTAATTGGAAATAAATTAATGATTCAGGATGATACTTTGAGAGAATCAGATTACCTTAGTAAAATTTTAGAATGTTTAAAATCTTCTGGCACACCAAAAACTAAGTATACTGAAATTAGACAGATTATTGCCAATGCAAAAGTAAGGACATTTGAAGATTTATATTCATATATTTACCAGAATATTGATTCATTTGAAATAGCTAAACAAGGTGATATAATTATATTAACAGCAGAAGCACAATACCAAGATTCGTTTGTTGTCGATAAAGAAATAAATGCTATGGCATTATTAGTTAATTTAATAAGAGCAATTTAAATGAATATAAATAATTTAACTGCAGATAAGTTTGCAGAATTACAAAAACAATTAGAAAATGGGCATCCAAATCAAAAAAATAACCATGATGATAGTCCTACAATGTCTGAAGATGATGATCCTATAGAAACGACAAATACTTCAGCATTTAAAAGCTTTCATTATTTAGAAGATAACACTGTATCTTATTCAATATTAGATACCATAGAAACACGAAAGCAATTATTGCCAGGCTCCTATACTTTAAAATATATGGATGGAGATCCTGGATATGTTAAAATTAGTATAAATAAAAATGAAGAGAAAATAAAGTTATATAATTTTGAACATAAAGAAAAAATTGATAAATTTATTAATTCATTTTTTGATAAAAATGTAAGTAAGTATATTAAAAGTTTTGGTTTTTTACATAAAGCTGGAATTCTTTTAAGTGGAAAAGAAGGTGGTGGAAAAACATCAATGATACGACATTATTCAAATAATCTAATAAAATCACATAATGCAATAGTATTTTATATTTCATCTACATATGGATTTACAATGGTATGGGAATTTCTACAAAATATAAGAAAAATACATAAAAATCCAATAATTATTGTAATAGATGAGATTGACGAATATGTACATAATTACGAAGCGTTTCTTAAAAATGCATTAGACGGCAATAATTCTATAGATTATAGTTTAGTTTTTGCAACCACTAATTATATTCATAAAATACCTGATGCTTTAAAATCAAGACCATCAAGATTTAAATATTCTTTAACAATAGGTGGATTAGAAAATCATGATGATATTGAAGATATAATGCAAAAGATTTTAATACAAAAATTTAGTAAAAGAGAGATTAAAGCATTTGCAGCAGGATTGGTGGGAGAAACATTGGATTCTATAAAACAATTTTGTCTTGATAAAATAATGGATCTGGATATAGAAAAAATTAATAATAAAACAATAGGATTTAAAAAGTAAAATTATGGCAATTACAGATAATCAAATTAAAGTACAACAAGCTCTAGTAAATTCTCCATCATTAGAATGTACATGTGGTAGCGTTTTATTCAGGCAGGTAGTAGCAATTAAAGAAGTAAGTAAATTACTTATAGGCGCTCCTGACAATGTAATAGTACCGATACCATTATATCGTTGTGATGATTGCGGAGCAGTTTTAGAATCATTATTACCTAAAGGATTAAATATTTTCAATGAAGAAGTCGAAGAAACAAAACCAACCAATAGACCAACCGAAGGAAAAATCATACTCGACAACAACTAAAGCTCCGTTTCAATTTGTTAATGATTTGACTTCCGAAAAAGTTCCATGGGATAAACAAACAGAGGCAGATAGAAAAGATTTTCCTATATTTTTAGTCAATAGATTTTTATCGATGAACACAGATTATATTGATTTGATAAATTCATTGCAAAAATATACAGTATCACAATTAGATTCGGAGATTGTTTATAAATTATATTTATCGATTTTACCAAAGAATAAAAGTTATTCTACTTATATAAAATCGAGGGAGGAAACTGAAAAAAATAAACTTTCTTCTGAGTTACATCAATTATTATCAAAGGAATATCAATGGAGTAAACAAGAGTGTGTATCAAATTTGAAAAGAATTCCAAAAGAAACAATAATTTCATTTTTAAAAGAAAGAGGATATGGATCCAAAGAAATCACTAGAATTCTCAAATAAAATATCAGAACAAAAAGATCAATATATTGATACTGGAGGTTGGATGTGTTATAGACAGAATTCACCATTTGAAGGAGGATTAAGAAAAGATTTAATGCAGTTAAATGAATTATCACTGACTCAATTAATTGAATTAAAACAAGCATATCACAAAGCTATTGTTCAGATTGAAAATACAATATCTAGAAAATAAATAGTTATGAAAGATAATTTATTGAAAAATTCATATATCGTAGATCCTGATATAAGATTAAGAGCGGAAGATTTAAAATACGAAAAGGGTGATATTTCAATATCTTATTCACAATTTTCAACTTTTTTAAAATGTCCAAGATCCTGGGAATTAAAACATATACAAAAAATAAGAGAAGATAAACCTTCTATACATATGGTTTTTGGTAATGCAATGCATACTGTTATACAACATTATCTTAAAGTAATGTATACAAAAACCATAAAAGCTGCGGATCAAGAAGATTTATGTTCTTTACTTAAGGAACAACTTAGATATGAATACTCAACCGTTAAAGAAAAGAAAGGATATAATTTTTCAACTCCTATAGAATTAGCGGAGTTTTATGAAGATGGTGTTGAAATTCTTAATTATTTAAAAAAGAAACGTTCTAGCTATTTTAGCACTAAGGATTGGGAGTTAGTAGGAGTAGAGGTTCCATTATGCCTGATACCTGATAATACTAGGCCTACTGTAAGATTTACAGCATACTTAGATATTGTATTCAGATCAAAAAAGAAACCCTTTATATATCGTATAATTGATTTTAAAACATCTACTAATGGTTGGAGAGATTATGAGAAGAAAGATAAAACAAAAACTGCTCAAGTTATTTTATATAAGAAATTTTTTGCAGAACAATATGGTGTGAAAGAAGATCAGATTGAAGTATCATTTCTAATATTGAAAAGAAAATTAATGATAGATTCATTATGGCCTCAAAAAAGATTACAAGATTTTAAACCAGTGCAAGGATCTAGAACAGTTAAAGATGTAATGAAATCATTTACTTCATGGATTGAATTAGGTTTTGATTCTAATGGACAATATGATACAAGTCATGCGTATCATCCTTTAGCAGGAAAAAATTATAATAATTGCCGATTTTGTCCATTTAATGAAAATGAAGAATTATGTCCTAAATCTAATAGAATAACTAATATATGAAAATAGGAATAATTGGATCTAAATCATATTCAGCAGAAAAGGTTATAAAAGATTTTATATTCAAATCATATGAAAAATTTAATGCTGATTTAATTATTTATACCATAGGAGATAAAACGGATGTAGGTAGATTGACAAAAAAATATAGTCTTTTATTCGGTGCAAAATACGGTGAATATAATCCAGCTTACACTGGTTTTAATTTATATTCGATGATGAAAGAAAGTTATTATGATAAAGAATATAATCCATCACATATGTGGCATTCTATTCAATGTTTAGTAATGAATTCAGAAAGAATATTTGCATTTGTTGATAAATATGATAAAGCTAATAAACAATGGAAACATGTATTAGATGCAGGAAAAAAATATAAGAAGAAAGTAATATTCTTTGAATAGTAGTAGAATTTAATAATATATATTAGTGTATAAAATATTTTAAATGAATAGCAATTTAAACCTACCAAAGCTGATAAAGCTTGAAGATTATCAAAAAAATAAAAAACCAAAAATCCTATTACTAAGTGATGATTTAACACTATTTAGTGGAATTGCTACAATGTCAAGGGAGTTTGTAACCGGTACTGCCCATATATTTGATTGGGTTCAGTTAGGTTCAGCACTACAACATCCTAATCATGGAAAGGTGATGGATCTTTCAGACGCAATTAATAAGGAAAGGAAAATTTCTAATGCTTCGGTTAAACTTTATTGTCACACTGGATATGGGAATCCACAAGTACTTCGGGAATTAATTCAAATTGAAAAACCAGATGTAATATTACATTTTACAGATCCAAGATTCTGGGAATGGTTATATCTTATGGAATATGAATTAAGAGTTAAGATAGGAATACCAATCGCGTACTATAATATATGGGATGCACCTCCTGCTCCATTATGGAATGCTCCATTTTATAAATCATGTGATCTTATAATGAATATTTCCAAACAAACCCATCAGTTAGTAAAAACGGTGTTAGGAGAGTTAGAATATCATGATATGGAGGATAAAACAGGTACAGGTACTAGACTAGTTTCATATGTTCCACACGGAATAAATCAATATAAATTTTGTCCAATTGATGATAATCCATATCTTTACGAAGAATATAAAAAGTTTGAAGAAAAATTCTATTCAGATAATAAAGTACAATTTGTAATTTTTTGGAATAATAGAAATATAAGGAGAAAACAACCTGGTGATGTAATACTAGCGTATAAAAAGTTTTGTGATAAACTATCTAAAAAGGATGCCAATAAATGTTGTTTATTTATGCATACACAAATTTTAGATGAAAACGGAACGGACTTATTTGCAGTTAAAGAAAATATATGTCCTGAATATAAAGTAGTATTTTCGGATGCACGAATAGATGATAAAACATTAAATTTCTTTTATAATTTGGCAGATGTTACATTAAATATAGCTAGTAATGAGGGATTTGGATTATCCGGTGCGGAATCAATAATGGCAGGAACATGTATTATTAATAATGTTACTGGAGGTCTACAGGATCAATGCGGATTTTATCAAGAAAAACCAAATGGAAAATCATACGAGACAATCTATGATGGACACCCATCTAATTCAGATGGAATATATAAATCACATGGAGAATGGGCGTTTCCAATATTTCCAACTAGTCATAGTTTACAAGGAAGTATAGCAACTCCATATATTTTTGATGAAAGATGTGAACCAGAAGATGTTGCAATTAAATTGTTAGAGTGTTTTAATTTAGGTAGAAATGAACTAAAACGCAGAGGACTATTGGGTAGATATTATGCTAAACATGAAGGAAGATTAAATTCAGAATATATGTGTAGTAGAATGGCAGAGTCGTTGAATAAGTTAATGGCAGAATGGAAAAGGCCAGAAAGAATTAAATTAATTGATGTTAATAAAGTTGTTAAAACGAAATTAAATGTATAAAAACAAACCTATATGCGTCGTATCCGCACCATTAACAAGTAGATCAGGTTACGGCACACATACTAGATTAATAGTAAAAAGTTTAATAGTATTAGATAGATATGATCTAAAAGTAATACCTACTCCATGGGGAAGTACTCCATTAGATGCTTTAGATCCAAATAATCCTGAGGATATGAAATTAATTAATCTGATTGTAGATCCTAGATCTATTACACAACAACCAGATTTATGGATTCAGATTACTATCCCTAATGAAATGATGAGAAATGGTAAGGTTAATGTATTAATTACAGCAGGAACAGAAGCATCCAGTCCACCAAAAGAATTTGTTGAAGGTTGTAATAGAGCAGATTTTGTAATTACTCCTTCTGAGTTTACTAAAAGAATTTTAGAATTAGCATCATTTGAAATTAAAGATAAGAATAGTGGTCAGGTAACTGGACATTTAAAGGTTGAAAAACCATTATATACTTTATTTGAGGGATTGGAAACTAATAAATTTAGTAAAGGTTTGCCTGTAATTTCTACAGTAAAAGATTTGATTAATATACCACAAGAATTTGCATTTCTTTCAACAGGACTTTGGTTAGGAGGGCAATTAGGAGAAGATAGAAAAGATATATCTGGTGTAATTAAAATATTTTTAGATACGTTCAAAGATAAAGCGGATAGAAATAAACCTGCGCTGTTATTAAAGACATCAGGAGCTGGATTTTCAGAAACGGAAAATTCTGTAATTCTTAATAAGATTGAACAAATTAAAAATACATGTGGTACATTTACTGGTACCAATTGGCCTGCTATTTATTTATTAAGTGGTGATTTTACTGATGAAGAAATGAATACGTTATATCATCATCCTAAAGTTAAATGTATGGTATCATTTACTAAGGGTGAAGGATTTGGTTTACCATTATTAGAATTTTGTAGTACTGGAAAACCAATTATCTGTAGTAAATATTCAGGTCCATTAGATTTTTTAAATCCAGAATATAATATATTACTTCCAGGTAAAATGACAAAAATACATCATTCTGCAGCAAATCAATGGTTACCATCAACAGCAAGTTGGTTTACAGTAGATTACGGTTACGCATCAGGAGTTATGAAAGATATTGTTGAAAATTACGATAAATATTTGGTAAATTCCAAAAACAATATTAACTTTATTAAAAATAATTTTTCATTTGAAAAGATGACAGAGCAATTTGCTGATATTCTTAATTATATTTTACCTGTACAAGAAGTAAAACAATTTGAAATGCCAATTTTAAACTTACCTAAATTATAATAAGTATGAGTATTAAATTAACTCCAGATGGTATATCTCCTTTTACAGGAAAGACGTCTTTAATATTTGAACATGATGAAATTCTTCAGGATATAAAAATCCTGGATCCAGATACTGGATGGTTTACATTTACTAAATCGCAATGTTCTGAAAAAACATATAAAGAAATTTATAAGTTAAAAGATAGAAAAATTTATTATTATGATTCTAAAACAGGACTAGTGTGGTATCCTGATCAACAAGTATTTTTCATTGGCGATGATACTATTATTTTAACACCTGATTTATTGAAGGTTGAAGATATATTAACAGCAGAATGGTTAGTATGTGAAGCAATACAAGATCCTAAAATAGATACTGCATTTAATCCAAACTTTGACAATATACTTAAAACAGGCACATATGATGATTGTTTAAATTATTGTTTTAAAAGAAGAAATGACTTTGACAATGAACAAGACTAAAATATCCTATGCTATTACAGTTTGTAACGAATTAAAAGAATTTGAAAATCTTTTGGATTCTTTAGGTAATAAAATACCTAATAACAGAGATTCTGAAATAGTAATTCTTTGTGATTCTAAAAATGGTAATGTAGGTGGTGTTATAGATATCTATAATAGATTTTTAGAAACCTTTAATCCGGTTTATGAGCATATTTTAGAATTATCTCCGTTTGATAATGATTTTGCAAACCATAAAAATCATTTAAATTCATTATGTGAGGGAGAATGGATATTACAATTAGATGCAGATGAGGATGTTACACAAGGATTATTATATTATTTTGATGAAATAATTAAAAATTCTGATGAAGATGTAGAAATTGTGGGTGTTCCAAGAATTAATATTGTTAATGGATTAACAGCATATTGGGCAGAACAATGGAAATGGAAATTAACAGTAGATAAAACTACAGAATATTTAGGACAATATGATATATTAGGGCATGATGCGTTTAAGTTAATAGATTCTATGGATGCTATAGTTTATGATAATGATATTGCAACTAGCGGCGGATTTATTTATAATCCAATATTAGTTAATTTTCCAGATTATCAATTAAGATTCTATAGAAATTTACCAAAAATAAAATGGGAAGGTAAAGTTCACGAAAGAGTCACGGGAGGTAAAATATGTTTGATTCCAGAAAATATCAATTATTGTATTAAGCATATTAAATCAATAGACAAACAGATAAAACAAAATAAATTGTACGAAACTATATAATAATGCTTTATAAAAATTTTAAAATTAATGAGGACGATTATTTTCTACTTCCAATGAAGTTAGAAGATCTTGGTAGATTTAAAGAAATAAGAGATCAATGTTTAGATTTTATTCATAATAATAAATCCTATACATATTCTGAAACTATTAAATGGTTTCTTAAAAATAATATACGTTATCTTTCATTATATAATGATAAAAGAATGATAGGATATGTTAGATTAGAGTCAAATGATAGTGTATGTACAATTGGTATGGATCTAGATCCTGAATATAGAGGCAAAGGAATTGCTTTTGCAACATATAAAATAACAATGGATGAATTAAATAAGTATGGAATAACTAATTTTCATTTAAGAGTATTACAGAACAATCAACATGCGGTGAAATTATATAAAGCTTTAGGATTTGAAATTATTAAGACAACTGAAAATGTAGTTATAAGGGATGGAAAATCAATAGGAGATTTTTTAATGTCACGAAAAGATAAAAAACTGAATCCTGTTAATGAAAAGATAAAAAAACCAGTAGGAGAAATTATTACACATTTAAAATCTAAAAAGATATGATTCCAAAGATAGTATATGAAGGATTAACTATTAAAGGAGATTTTGAGTTTACTAGGTCTAAAGTAATACTTGATGTAGAAACATTTGAACCTAGCGTTACTATATCTTTTAAATTTAATCCTAATATAAGACAAAGTTTTATGGATACAGAAGATGTAGTAAAATGTAATGAAATGTTAGCCGAAAAATTGAAACAAGATTTTATTAAATACTTAGATTTGGAATTTGATGCAGAATAAAAATATAGCATTAATTATAGGTGGTTGGTACTTCCCAAAATTCCTATACGAAGAAGTAGCAAAAGTTAAATCACCTGTAGGATACAATGTAGATAAATTCTGTGTGATGCATAGAATGCCGTCTAAAAAACATGATGAAGGTCTAATAGATCAATTATTTACTAATAGTTTACATTCTAATATTCGTGGCAAACTTTCACAATTTGATGATAAATTGTTTGGTCAGATGGGATCAGAATTAAATCCAATCCAATACCAAGAACTAAAAGATTTAGGATTCATAACAAATCTGGTCGACAACAAGATCGGGGATTATTACTTCATCAACCAGTGGATGGAAATATACGATGTGACAATGTATGATTATATCATCTTTATGCATGACGATAATTATCCAAGTTCAGAATTCCAGAACATATTGGTAGACATTTTTGAAAAGAATGATTTTCCACAATGGTACTGGCCAGAAGATAAGGAAACAGGTGTTTCCGGTCCCTGGATAAATGCAGATGAATCATTAGGCGGTCATACAGTTGGAATGGAAATGATGATGCCAGATAGTGTAGGGGGAAGTTATTTGGAAATATTAAATATGGATTACATAGCTAATTCTGCAGTAGGAAATAGAAAAACTGCCCGTGGATCATTCAGTATATGGTCAAGAAAATTCATGGAAGCTATCAAAGAATTTCCAATGGAAAACGTAACCTTGAACCGTACTGGAAAGGAGGATACACCAATCGGACACATGGAACTGGAAGATTGGAACAATGTAGGCCACAATCTACAAGTGTGGGTCGAGCAGAATGGTTTCATGGATACAACCTACCGCCTATCACCATATTACAGAATCAGTAAATATTTGATGGAAGGTGAACGTGGACTTATAAGTAACATAAATACACCAATTAATTTTTCAGAAGGATTTAATCACTATAAAGAATTTTATAAATAAAATGAAAATAACAGTATTAAGTAAATCTAATTTTGATAAGACAATGCAACTACTTAAACTTACAGATGAAAATGTAGAACAAATAACAGATACATTCTTCATAAGTATCCACAATTCATTCAAAAGTGTATATCCACCGCATTTTAAGAATAACCATGACAATGTATTGCTTACATATTTCGATGATGTGGAAGAAGATGGTGAATATCCAGCATTGCCACCATATGAAAATGATGAACGTACTGTAAAAGTAAAAGCGCTTACAGAAGAACAAGGCCAGGAAATTTTGGATTTTATAAATAAGCATAAAGATAAAAGACAATGTATAGTACATTGTGCCATGGGCAAAAGCAGAAGTGCAGCAGTAGGTGAATTTTTAAATGATTATCTAGGACAAGATTATTTGGAATTCAAAAGACAGAATCCGCAGATAGATCCTAATATCCATGTAAGAAATGTACTTAAAAAATTAGCAGAAATATATTAAAATGGAAGTAATATGAGCATGTATTGGAATAAAAATGAATATGTTTATTGGTCTGATTCGGTATCAGAACCGTTTTTTGACAATGAATATGGATTCTTTTATAGAACACATAGTTGTGGTGGAACAAGACTTAAAAATGAAGAATATAGATTTGATGGTGGAACAGGTAATCAAAAATGTCCTATTAAGTTTTTGAACAAGGATCAATTGATTCAAATGATAAATTGGCACCAAAATCAGATAAATTTAGCTAAATCAGAATTAGATGGAAGAAAAACTAACTAACTATATCATCATAGTGGATCTAAAAGCAAACGATCTCAATCTTGATAATTATAAACAATATGCCTATAATACATGGGAATGGTATTGTGAGAAACATCAAATAGAATTGATTAAATTGACTCAACCATTAATGGATACAGAGTTAATGAGACCTACATGGCAACGTTGGCATATATTTGATGTATTGCAGGCAAATGATATAAATCAAGTTGGTAGAATTGCTATGGTCGATATTGATACCATGGTAAGATGGGATACTCCTAATCTATTTGACATTGTTCCTGCCTATATGTATGGTGGTGTAAAAGATGATTTAAGTATTGAATGGATTTGGAATAGTATTCAAGGTTATAAACATTTATTCCCAAATGTAGAACTTGAATGGACAAGCTATATCAATAATGGAATATTAGTATTACCAGAAGGAGATGCATCATTATTTTGTAAAAAAGTAACAGAGTTTTATAAAGATAATTTTCAGGAATTAAGGAAGTTACAACATGAAACATTGAGGAAGGGTACAGATCAAACACCAGTCAATTATTTAGCAAGGGAATATTTTGGAGATAAAAGAATATTTTATTTACCAAAAACTTACAATCTGACTCATATCTATAAAACCGACTCAGCGATTGATAACATTTATATAAAATGTGCATATATTTGGCATTTCAATGGAATACC